CTCTTACGAGTCGATAAAAAGGACAATTGAGATTTCCTTTAAACCTTTATCCTGCTTTCGCAGTTTATCTTCTCTCTCTTACGAGAGAGCTACTCTTATCCGAAGATAAGAGAACGAACATAAGCATCCGCAAATATTTTACAGTCTTTCAAAAGAATTTTCAGAAACTTTTTTCTGAAAAGGGATTGCAAATATAAAATACTTATTTTAATTTGTCAATCTATTTCAAATATATTTTTTACTTTATTTTTTGTTTGTGTTGTGTATAAATACGTAAATAGTTATTAAAAGGTTACAAAATTTTATAAAATTTTATTAATTTTTTTTGGGCTCTTTTATAACTTGTTGAGTTTTAGCACGTTCATCAAGAAATTTTGCTAAATTATTTTCTGAATTTTCATCCTTTTTTATATTTAAAAGATGTTCCAAAGCATTTTTAGTAGTCATATCTTTAAAAATATTATTATCTTTATTAATATTTTGCAATTTTTTATTTATTTTATCGCTTTCAGCAACTTCTTCACCCACTTTTTTCATATCAGGAGTTCTTACTGATTGAGTAACTCTTATTTCTAAAGTACTATTATTAAATATACAATCTTTAAATTGTTGTCCATCTTGAGCAAAACGTGCTTTTAATATTTGGATATTAGCGGTTCCTGCTTCTTTTTGATCAGGTGTTTTACCAATAGACATTAAGAAATGTGTTTTTTGTGCTCTTTTAATAGAACCACCCATTTGTTTAGCATATACAAATTCTGCATCATAACCATCTCTATTTGTCTGTAATGCTGTCCAACAAGGAATATCATAATCAGATGCCATACCTTCAAATGCTTTAACAACATTAAATTCAGCATGTGTTAAATCAACAGATTTTTTATGTGGTTCTACACAATCAAGATAATCAAGAATAATAATATCAAATTTATATCCAAACTTTTTTTGAAATCTATCAATCCAATTACGAATATCAGGAATAGTTGTATCTTCTTGAGAAAATTTCTTGAGTATAAGATTACCTTTAATTTTTTTTGCTTTTTCTGTTACTTGTTGATGAACATATTCAGTATTGTTATCAATTTCTTTTAATTCAATTTTTGACCAAATTGTAAAATGTTTACGAGTTATATCATCTTCATTATCTTCAAATATAATTTGTAATACATTTTTATCATGATTTAATGCTTCATTTGCAAATTTTGTTAATATAGTTGATTTACCAACTCCTGATGCTGCTAATACAATACCCATTTCTCCTTTTCCTAATCCTCCACCCATTAAAATATCTATTGCTTCAATTCCAGTTGGGATGGGTTCTCTGTATTTTTTACGTAAAGCATTTTCTATATTATTGAAAATTTCTACTCCAAAATCATCATCATCACCAATGTCATTTATTACACTTATTTTTTCTTCAATAGAATGAATAGTACTTTTTGATTTAATATCACCAGTTTTTATTTTAGCATGAATATAATCTGCTAATTTTCTATATTCTTGTTGTTTAACAAAATCAAAACAATTTCTTTGTACTACATCACCATCATATTGAATATTTTTATTTAAAACTCTTTCATGCCAATTTTTTACTTTTTCTACAATACCAGTTAATATAAGTTCATCTGTTGAATCAGTTTCAATTCTATATTTTTTTATTGCAGTATAAACACTTTTATTTTGAAGATTTGGTATTTTTTCATTTTCATTAAAATATTCTAATAAAACAATGAATAATCTTTTTAAACCAGGATCATCAAAATATGTAACTTGAAGTTGTGGTAAAATCTTTTCACCAAAATCTGGTTCTGTTAGAATTTGCCACATTAATTTAAGTTGAAATTGAGGTCCTAAATAACCTGTAAAAGTATAGTTTTCTTCCATCTATTTTCTCCAATGTTTTACCATTCACCAACAAGTGATATTGTAGAAGATTCATCTTTGGGTAAAGACCATTCTCCATTTGAATGTTGTGAATATAATCTTTGATTTTTTAATGTAAAAACAGTAATTGTATATCCATTAACATCACAAACATCAATTGGTTCATGTGAAATAATTTTTTCTTTTCTAAAATTTGTGGGTATTAATTTACCCGTTGCTTTTTTTCTATAACAACCATTTTTACCTAAAATGTGGTGAGGATGTGAATCCCCACCACAAGAACATCTAAGTTTACTCATACTTAATGTATTTGTCCTTTTCTTAATTGTGATTTAATATTTTTTACATATCCAGAATTCTTGATTTTTTTTATCATTTCTTCTCTTAATGCTCTTGGTAATTCACGAATTTGATGAATATATATTCCATATACTTTTATTAAATCATAATCTGCCCACATATGATTAACATCACTTGTTTTTAAAGAAAGATTAATATCATCAACAATTTCATTAACTACTTCAATAATATCCGTAGAAAATCTTGATGCAGGATTATAATTATCTACATAAAAATTTCTTTCTACAATTGGGTTTTCATTAATATATAAACCAAATTTACATTCCACACCTGTAATTGTTTTCTTATTAATAAATTGATTAACCACAATTGGTTTAGAAAGTTTATTTTCATATCCTTCAACTTTTATATCCAATGTTTTTTTATATAGAGAAAGTAAATCATAAGATTTACCATTACCTATATCATAAATAAATTGAATATTTCTACGTGAAAGTGTTTTTTGTAACTTAGATATAATTATAGGAATCATATCACGAATATCAACAGAATAACGAATTACAGGATTGTAAATGTCTGCTGAAAAAATTTTTTCTACAATTGGTTGTGTTCCTTGATACAACCCAAATTTAAAAATGTTTTCATGTATTTTTTCACTCATGTTTTATGTATTTTAGGGGTTATGTGTTTCAATGCAAATATAATAAAATTTTAGAATTATTACAATTGTTTTTTTTCTTTTATTTCATATTCTTTTAATAATTTTTTTTCATTCATTATCACAGAATAAAAAGGTTCAATATAAGAAGGAAATGTTCCACCATATACAAATAAAAATTCATCTTCCATCATCATTTTATATAATTGTTTACTTCCTCTATCATCATCTGATAATGGCATTCCTAATTGTTCTAATTCTTCTTTTGCTTGTTCATTTAAAAATGGTTTTTTTAAATTAATTAATTTATAATTTAATGCCAATCTATTAATATTATTTAATAAATTACTTAAAGAAGCTAAAGGTTTTTTCTTATTATTTATTCTCTCTTTATTTATTTGGTCTGCTTTTGCACAAATTTCTCTTACTTTTATTGCTTTAAATTTTAATTCGGGAAATAATTTTAATAATGTTGTTTCTTTTAATCCATGAATACCTTCAATATTATCAGATACATCACCACAAATAATTTTCATAGTTAATGCATTAGAATAATGATATTTAAATTGAAATAAAAAATTATCTTTTGTTATTGGATGATCAATATTTTCAAATAAAATAGTTATATTTAAATCAAGTAATTGAGAAAAATCTCTATCATTAGTAAATAAATATATATCTTCTAATTCACTATTTTTTTTACAATATTCTGCTATTATATCATCTGCCTCAATATCATCTACTTCAATTTGTCTAAGAAATAATTCTTCAGCATATGCCTGAATTCTTTTACGTTGTTTTAAAATGGATTCTTTTTTCTCTTGCTCTTTTTTATATTCTGTTTCATTCAATTCTATCTTTTCATTCCATATCTTATCTTCTCTATTTGCCTTATATGCAGAATCAAGATTATGACGATAAATACCGCCATTTTGACCATCCCATGCAAGAACTACTTTATTTATTAGATTATCTTTTATAAGTTTTCTAATCATAGTTAGAAAAGCATATAAACCACCTATGTGCCCAAATTTTGGGGTATACGTATTTTTTGCTCCATGATATGATCGTTGCAAAAGAAAAGAAGAATCCACTAATAACGTTCTAATTTTCATTATATTTCTTCACTTGTTGTATCAGTATTCAATTTTCCAAAATTTTCTTTCATTGTATCATTAATATTTTCTACATTCATTTCTTCTTCACCATCAATAACATCACTAAATTTAGTTAATATTTCATCAGAAGTAAGTGTTTCATCTTCTAAAATATTTCTAAAATATAAAATGTGCTCTTTTTTATATTTATCAATATCTTCTTTGAAAATAAATCCATGTGGTGTTGAAACCAATACTCCTTCTAATGATATTCCACCTTTTGGACCATCAATATGATTTTTAACAACATTAATTTTTGTTTCAATACCATAATTAACTGTTCTTCCTTTAGAAGTAGCACCTACAAGTTTTGTTCCATGTGCTGCAACACCACCATGATGATAAATTAAACGAGCACCAAAAAAGAATGCTTCACCACCTTTATGTTTTACAACTCCTGCACCAAGACTATCAATCCAAATTTTTTGAACTGCTATTAAAGTATTTGTATATTGTTTACTTTGTTTTCTTGAAGCAGGAATTCTACTATTAATAATAGATTTAAATGAATGTTCAAATGCACCTGCATTCCACATATTATTATCAGAAGTTCCTTTTTCTTGTGCATTAATTGAACGTACACAATCTAAAGTGCCTAATGAATCTATTACAAATAAAATATTAAAAGGTAATTCACCTAATTCTTGTAAATTTAAAAAATAGTTTATTGCATCTGCTTGATCTTCAATTGTTGCTTCGTTTCTATCTTTATCCTTCTTTTTTCCAAAATTAATTAAAAGATATTCATTATCTAAATAAAGATAATTACCATTCCAATCAAAACCCATTAATTTTAATCGTTCTCTACCTATATTATTTTCAGTATCAAAAAATATTACCATATCACCTTGTTTTTGAGCATTAACTGCTGCTTCTAATACAGAAGTTGATTTTCCTGTATTTGAAAATCCACGTGATAATGATACATATCCTTTTGGGAAACCAGGTAAACCTGTTGCTTTTTGTACAGCAGGAGAACAATTATACCACTCTAAAGGTTTTGCAGGTGAATCTTCTCCACCAACTTTCTTTTTAAAATCCTCTAATGAAAATACTTTTTTCTTTGTAGGTTTTCTGGTTGGACCAGGTATATTGTTTGACATATTTCATCTTTTTATAAAAATAAGTGTTATAAAAATGGGGGAATATTCCCCCATTTTGAAATAATTTAATAAAAATTTTAAAATGGAAGATCATCATAATCATCATAATTTTCTGGACTATCATCCACATATGATTCATTACTTTGTTCACCATTTTCATTATCAGAAGTTGTTTCTTGTACAGGAGTTGAATCATTTTTCTTTATTTCTTCTATTAAATTAACTCCCGGTGAATTAAAATTGCCAACATCTTCTTTTGTTACATTTGAAATTGTAATATTATCATATGATTGACCTACAACATCAGATGCCATTTCCATATTAGGATTAGGAACATCA